AACCGGGAGAACTTCTTGTGCGATGAGACCGGTGTATCGTTTATCCTTCACCGTGAATGTGTACCCATTTAATTTTTCAATTTTATCGAGCGAGTTTTCAATCTTCTTGATATCACTTTTTATCCTTTTATCCGAATACGCTGTAACGTTACCCGTCGCTAGAATGTTACCAACAACATGAAGTTTTTCCGTCGGACTCGCGACGTTGATACCGACGTTGCCAGCACCATCGATACGAATACCGAGAGTAGTATCATTTCCATAGAAGTGCCACCCGGCGAGGCCGTTAGCAGTGGTACCCGTCGTGTATTTCCGACCGTACAGAAAACCTCTCCCAGAACCGTGATGGTCCCAAAGTTGAAAGTTCTCGGCGTTGCCCCCCGACCAATCGAATGTTATTTTTGGATAGGGGGATCTTTGAGACTCGAATGCGAGTGGGTTATCCGAGCCATAGATGTGTAATGTACTATCAGCGGTCCCCGTCCCGATACCGACTTTGCCATTTTTATCTATCCGCATTCTCTCAACTGGGCTAGTATCTGAACCAGGTTGTGTTTTAAATATCAAACCACCACCATAACTACCCGCTGTATTGTTCTTATAACCATGGATACTACCCATGGTGCCTTGGCTGTCCGGGTCGGGGTCAGACCATCGTTGTGTAAAAACTAAACTCGCACCGATGTCACCATCATCATCTAAGCCAGCGAGGCTGGAATGAAGTACGAGCTGCGCAGCTGGGTGTATTTGGTTACTCGCATTAGCGTAATCGGACGTAATTTGTAAATTACCGGTCGGACTCGCCGTCCCGATGCCGACCCTGCCGTACGAATTGATGACCATTTTTTGAGTACTACTCTGAGACCCGGGTGTAAAAAATCGCACCTCGTCTCCCGTCCCCCATCCAGTTTCTATGAGCTTGTTTGTACCACTTGGCCACCCCCCGGATGAGATGGGAATCTGGGGGCTACAAACTATAGCCTTTCCATATTCTATCCCTAAATGACCACCGTGAATGTGTAGTGGGGTGTATGGACTCTCCGTCCCGATGCCGACGTTGCCATTCTCGGCGATTGTGAGCCTTCGACCGTTGCTTACACTGTGATGGTGCGTCCTAAAATGAAGCTTTTGACTGTAACTCCCTCCGAGCGTTGTGTTCTCGATTTCCATACCAGTGAGGATAGAATCAGTGTTGTTGTATCGTTTACCGAACCACTGTGACCCAGATGAATCGGCGTAGTCATCGAGGAAATAGCCGATCTTCGTGTTAACACGTGCCCATCTATAAGCATCCCATCCGAGGTCAACAGTTCCAGTGACTGCGGTCCCAGATGAGTTAGCTGGGAGTACGCTATTGGCACTGAAATGGACACCCGCACCACTCCCACTGCTATAGTTTCGGTAAACGCTCCCATTGCCATCTGTAACGAGGTAGGAACTCAAAGATGTTCCCTCTGATCTGATTGTTCCGATTACATGAAGCGGGGCCGATGGATTCGTCGTCCCGACGCCGAGAAGACCAGCGGCAGTAACGCGCACACGCTCGGTACTGTTCGTCTGAATCATGAACACATCATTGCCCCCAAACCCAAACTTTGTGTCCGTATCACCGGTGTGTAAGATATAACTGTCTATCTCCATTGAACCCGCACGAATGCGACCATTGACATCGAGTTTTTGTGCCGGTGAGCTCTCCCCGATGCCGACGTTGCCGTCACCAAGTAAGGTCATAACATCCGTTCGAGTCTCGTATGGTGAAGTTTGACCTCCGTCGTGAACCTGAAACTTCATAAAATTACCCGCGGCGTTGTTGACATTGTTTTTACACTCTATCGCGTGTGACCTCAAATCCGCAGTCCCCGTACGCCCAAAGATCAATTTTCCAGTCATCCCACCGCCACCCATAAGACGTAACATAACATCCCCATCACCTTCCGTAGTACCACCATCCACATCGAGCTTATATTGTGGACTCCCCGCCCCGATGCCGACGTCGCCTTCTAGGATAGTTTCAGATCCTGCACGTCCTAGGAGAAGATTCCCACTATCGTTACGAATTATGTATGTATTTACTCCTCCATCCCCAGTTCTAGTACTACCGTTAATAAAATGAACCGCACCACCCGATGTAGTACCCGGTCTGGGACCATTCAGAATGTAGTTGTATGTACCTGTGGAAGCACCCCCATCCACTTTCTTGATGGCGGAAGTAGAGTTCGACGACGTGTTGACTGTCAAGATAGTTGCCGGACTCTCCGTCCCGATACCGACTTTATTACCCACCGAATCCACAACGAATGTAGATATAGTGTGAGCCGCCCCTCCGTGAAATGATCCATCGACTGAGAATGTCTGTAATGCCATTTCTACTAACGTATCTGTATATTTTTTATATCAGAGTTTTCGATATAAAAAATTATAGTATTAGTTATAAAATCTAAAATTAATATCCAAAATCTGCCACTTCCGCCGTAGAACCCTCATGTAGAGATGAAAGTTCACCCGCACTGTTCTGAGAGATGTATTCAACGAACACATTGTAGGCACCAGCTGCTGCCATATTTGTCGTGGGCTTGAAACTTACAGTGTTAGATGTCAGTGTTAGATCCACATTCCACGGGTTTGTACTCGCCGGTCCAAATACCGTGACGGGGCTTGTAGCTATATTAGTTGATGGCGTAGATCCCGACCAATGACCTCCACAACATTCAAATGAAATTGTACTCACTTCGGTAGGTGATTCTACAAGATGGGCTACAATTTTAGCAGAAAATACATGATTTGTGAATGTGAGTTTAATTGTAGAATTTGCGATTGTTTGGCCATTTGATAAAGTTCCCGAATATGAATAAGTCTTCTTGGCAACCCCGTTCGAGTTTATAATTGTACCACCGTGAACATGTAATTTCGTCTTTGGAGTTGCTGTGGCTATACCTACATTTCCAGTTGCTCGATATATATCCGAACCACTGGCTGTCCATCGACTGAAAACTGGGACACTGCCAGCTATTCTCAAATTATGACCAGATTTGATGTTTATGTCACCATCGACTTCTAACTTGTACGCTGGATTGGCGGCACCTATACCCACGTTACCCGCTGTATAACTCAAAGCGGTTGGACTGGTTTCCATTGTCCAGGGGGTACTCACAAACGCACTCCCACCTTGATATAGAGAACCCGCAAAGTTTAGGTCACCGTTAATATCAAGGGTATATCCCGGGCTACCCGTTTTGACACCGATACGATCATTCGATGTATCTACCGTAAGTGTAGTCCCATCTACGGTTAAATCATCAAATGTAGCCGCTCCACCATACAAGGCTCCAGCTACACCCAAACCACCCGCAACCTTTAGAGCGCCGGTTGTCTTTGAACTAGAAGCCGTTGTATCAGTAATATTGACACTATCAGCTTCCACATCTTCTAGATTGGCATGTGTAGCATGAATATCTCCAGCTACACCCAAACCACCCGCAACCTTTAGGGCGCCAGTTGTCTTTGAACTAGAAGCCGTTGTATCAGTAATCGTCCCATCAACCGAGGTAAAAACACCGACATTTGATGTACCTTGAACATCAAGGCTGTAAGCGGGGGAGTCGGTGTTAACACCTATCGCCGTTTCTGACACGTCTACGAAGAGGCACGCGGGTGAACCAACCTTAAAATCACCTGATCCCGTAAATCTAGCCTTTTCGCTATCCTGTATACAAAATCGAATGTGCTTTGAATTACCTGCGTTTATGTATGTAACCCCCGAAGCGGCTTGTTTCAAAGCGTAATCATTAGCAGTATTTTTGTCTATGTGTGCGAATGTTGCCTGATTTGAATTACCAGTGATAAAACCAATGGCTGCTCTCCCTAAATAAGACGTCGTATCCGTATCATAACCCGCATATACACTGGTTGTGTGAATATCTCCAGCTACACCCAGACCACCCGCAACCTTTAGGGCGCCAGTTGTCGTTGAACTAGAAGCCGTTGTATCGGTAATATTGACACTATCAGCCTCAACATCTTCGAGATTGGCGTGTGTGGCGTGAATGTCTCCGACTACACCCAAACCACCAACAACCTTTAAGGCGCCAGTTGTCTTTGAAGTGGAAGCCGTTGCATTGGTAATCGTCCCATCAGTCGATGTAAAAACGCCTACATTTGATGTACCTTGAACATCAAGACTATAAGCAGGGGAATCGGTGTTTATACCTACACGGCTCGTCGACGTCTTCACATAAATGTTAGCGGTCTCACCGACTTGGAAATCCGTACCCGTTTTAATGTGAAACAAATCCCCGGTGTGTCGGAGACTTATCCTCTGTGAACCATCCGTAATAATAGCCGTTTCAATGGCTCCATCTTCACCTCCCTGGTCAGCTTTTTTAATCTTACCCGTAATCTTCGCATAGAGTTGGTCATTTCCACCGTCGTGTTTACCATCAAATCGAATTTGACCTATATAATTTCCATTTGAACCCGTTTGGTCGCGATATAATGATAATTCGGGATTCGCCGCAGAGCCAGATGTATCCGTTGAAAGTGTGGCCCCGGTTGCATTAACTCGTAAGCGTTCAGTATTCGCCGTGGTGACTGTAAAGGTATCGGCCAAGGGGAAACCAATCTTTGTGTCGGTGTCTCCACTGTGAATCAAATAGTCATCTGTGTATAAACTGGAACCATGTATATCTCCAGCTACACCCAAACCACCCGCAACCTTTAAGGCGCCGGTTGTCTTTGAACTAGAAGCCGTTGTATCAGTAATATTGACACTATCAGCCTCAACATCTTCTAGATTGGCATGTGTAGCATGAATATCTCCAGCTACACCCAGACCACCCGCAACTTGAAGGGCGCCGGTTGTCTTTGAAGTTGCCGCGGCTGTACCTCCCACAATAATATTTGAGCTTGTTGTAATATTTGATGTCACAAATGCGTTACCCACGACATGTATGTTTGCCACGGGAGATTCCGTAGTCACGCCAATGAGACCATTCTTTACGTAGAGATCGTTGTGTTCAATAGTGACCGTATTTTGTGTGATAAGGTATCCCCACACATTCGCTGTAATATGATCTGTTCCATTCCATTCTACATGATCTTCCGTATATCCATTAGATGTATAACCTATAGTAAAGTTGTCTTGAGGATTAGTATGATGACCAATAAATATATTCTTATCGGGATGTTCCATGAGAATACCAATATCCAACGAAGTGGATGTATTATTATTTGCTATATCAAAGATACGATCAGTTATAACCACGTCATTTGATGTAAGTGCAAATGTATTACCCACTATAGAAACATTACCGGCAATTTCCACATTCGCTGAAATTATAATTGAACCATCATCATTTTGAGTAATGAGAGAATCAACAAGTTTTTTAGTTGAATCCGTGAAGGGTAGCGTACCCGTTGCCAAGTTTAGTGCTTTAACGCTATCCAGGGTTGTGTCAGCTGCGTAAAGATCTCCCTGAATACCAGCACCACCCGCAACCTTTAAGGCGCCAGTTGTCTTTGAACTAGAAGCTGTTGTATCGGTAATATTGACACTATCAGCTTCCACATCTTCTAGATTGGCATGTGTAGCATGAATATCA